TTTTCTTGAACACATATCCGTCAGTTCCTTTATCCCATATAGTTTCACTGATTTCTTTATATTTCTTTCCTATCAGATGTTTCTTTCCCGGGCGTATCAATGCTAAGAACATAGCTAATCGTGGAATGCTATTGATGTCTTCGGGCATCTTTATCAAGTTATACCATTGATTATTCAAGTGTATCAACTTCTCTACGGTATCTTTATCTTTTAGCATAGACCAATCAGGCTCACGCATCAATTCATATAAGTGATCTTCGTCACGAACTTGATTGTATACATGCACATTAAGTATGTCTAATTTAAAATAACCTCGCTCTTCTGCTTCGGTATAATCTATAGAAGCCATATCATTGACAGGATCATATGGTATGTCAGTGATGTGTATGCCTGTGTTATGCTTTCTAGGTGGATTGACTTTGTGCATGGCAGCAGGAACATGTTCTATCAACTGTAGAACTTTGTCCCTATCACCCACATCGATGTCTACATCAGTATCGATTCTCACGCTAGACCCAATTTTCTATATGCTTGTTGAACAACAATAGCTTGCCGCTCTGCGTCTTCTACTGCTTTGTGACTTGTGACATGTCCACCGTCTTTAAGTTTAACTCCCGCAACTTCGTATAAAGTCCTAGTATCTCTAACAGTATAAAAAGGCCAAGGAATAGGATTAGGCCTGTCGTCCAGTACTTGTCTGAAGGCTGTCTCAGCAACGACCACATCAAATGATGCACCATTGCTCCAAACAGCACGACGGTTCCAACAAAACTTATAAAGTTCTTCCATGCACTCTTTAAATGAGATTCGTCCCCTGTCTCCCAGTGCTTCCTCAAGTGCTGCAGGGCTTTGCTCACTCCACCAGCGTAAAGTATCATCGTTAATTACCCTATTGTGTATTTCAGTTTGCTCTTCGATTGTTGGTCGTAATTCTAGTCGTTCTGCTACACCATTTCCTTTTGGATCAAATCTTACAGCACCAATGGTCAATATAACACAGTATGGACTTGTGTCTAGTGTCTCCATATCGATCATTATGTCATTTGCCATTGCTATTCCAAATATTATCCATTTGTGTTACTTCATCTATTATATCTTTATGCAAGTAATTGATTAATAACGCAGGCCTAGTTATATCAGTATTGTTAGGCATGCTACTATGAAGAACCCTGCAATTATAAATTAAAGCACTGCCTTGTGAAATCGAATGTTGTTTCACATTATTATTGAACCATTTTGTATAATGATCATTATAACATAGATCAATATCAAAATCTCTTTTCTGGGAAAATGGAATCAATCCAGTCGATCCGTTTGTTGGATCAAGATCAAAGATGGGAACGATACATTGAATGCCTAATAATCTTTTATCAAAGTTATATTTTTTAAATCTATGCGGGGTATCCACATGTGGATTTACCCATTGTGAATGTGATGATATATGAACACTATCTATAGCATAAGTTTCTAATTCAGGAAAATCAACTTGTATGATTGATTTAATGATGTTGTCTATGAATTGGACACTTTGCCAATCGTCTAGCATCTGACTCCACCACACTGCTATATCTTTTAGATTCTTTATTTCATCTTTCTCGGCATATACCTTGTCACCACTGCTAGCCCGTACCGGTACAAGTTTATCTAGATCATTCTTGATGTCTTCTATTACCGAGATTGGAATACAATTCTCAAGTATTGTGTATCCCCTGCCGTTTTCTAAAGTTTCTTTCAAGCCCATTTTAATTGATAAAAAGTTTCCATAGCAGGATCAGTGAAATTAAATTCAACATGCGTTTTACCTGGCCAACCTGCTGTATGAAATGCCCAAGTAAAATCTTTATCACAAACTAATCCTGCTTTTTCTAGTTCGTGTTTATACTCTAATGCCCGTGTCGCTGATAAAAATTTAATGATGACTGCCATCAACTCCACCTCAACATAAAATAAAAATAATCTTTCTCATGTCTGAATTTAATTTTAATGAGTTCATCAGTCATCTGCCATTTGCAATGTTTATAATGACCATCGATGTTATTCTCTACCCATTCTAACATCTCCATATACTTATTTACAGCATCGTCTATATCTAGGTTGGTAGTATTATACTCATAATAATGCCAATTACTATCGTCCCAATTACCGGTGTGTGAAAACATCACATGAACTTAAGAATATATGCCAAGTGCTTTTTTTCATCTACTATCTTGTAACTATCCGTTATATTTCCTGATTGCGTATTCATCTCTAATCCGTATTTTTCAAGCAACCATTTTTTGAAAAAGTATTCATCCCAATCACCGTTTCTGTGTTCCATGAATTCTTTTCTAGCATTCTTTAGTGATTGCCAATACTTCATGCGATTGCGCCTGAAATCTATCTCAGGATCATCGTCATCATAGTCTTGGAAGTCTTTTATTATTCCCATCTCAATCTAAAAAACAGTGCATCTTTCTCGTCAAAGAAATTAAACTCTAGATATCTCTCGCAGGGATGTGTGAAAAATCTTTTGCCTGGCAATCCAAATTGTTCAATAGCCCAAGCACAAGTATCGTCCCATGTTGTGATGTTGTCTCCCATTTTCCAGGGAATCCTCACGCAATAAATTTTATCAGTATCCTGCACTCTTGAGTAACTCCTCTATCTCTTTAACTTTAGCAACATCCCTCTTGAACTTAACTGCCCATAGTTCAGGATTGATGTAATCAAATACCATCTTTACCTGTGTCTCGTCTAACTTTTCTAAAAACTCTTTTCCACTCACGCTTTGATACAATACCCATGGACTGATTTTTCCAGTCGTGATAGCATAAGAGATTTTATTTATGTTGCCATATCTTAGATAATCTTTGCTCAACAATTTTTCAGGTTCAGATAAAGTTATCATTGTCTCAATTGATCTAGCAACCGCATCTAATGGATCTTCTTCCCTGAGATATTGTGATAAGAATGTATTGTAAACACTATCACTAGTCCAGCTTCCATCGATCTTATAATCGTTTTTCAATAACCATTCACTATACCGTGATGGATTCAATGCATTTACTTCTACGCAATAGTTACCGAACTTTACAAATGCTGTATAATAGGCACTCTTGATGAAATCCTCATATGTCTTTTGTTTCTTGCTTGCACTATTTCTTTTATAGAAGTTTAAAAAAGCTTGAAACCCTATACGGTTACCTTGCTTATCTTTATCTAGATATCGGCGTTTGTTCTCGCACACATGTTTTAAAACAGTAGACTCTCGTAAGAACTCACGCTTACAGAATTCACAATTAAATTTAGTTTCCCCGGTCACGCTCATACTGCTTGATTTCTTCGTCAGATACGATTGCATTCAATATTTCAATATCTTGTATTTTCATTTCTGGAAATATCTCTGCCAGATAACATTTTCTTTTTTGTTCTTCGACAAATGCCTGTGATAATTGTTCTAACTGTTCTTTGTCAAGTTTATAAATTTTAGAATAATAGTCTTTGATATCTTTAGCTTTAGCAGGCTCTTTCAATTTAGATACTTTGTCTTTGATGTTGGGTATCCACTGATGAAATTGTTTTCCTATTCCCGGACTAGCAGAACATAACATAAGCCATTGAAGTTTAGGGTGTTTACCTATAGTTTCATTGAAAAAATATTTGTTGGCATGATAGTCAACAGATTGCAGATAATATTGTTGTATGTCTTTGCTGCCTTTAACTGCACTCATCCAATGTAACATCATGAACGGAACAAATTTCTTTTTCTGCTCTTCAGTCAATCGATCATAATATCCATAGTCTTTTTTATCCAATGCCACTAAGGCTTCGAACAAATCAAAATCTTGCTTCTCAAACTTTTCATCGGCAGCTAGTTTTTCTTTAGCCATTATCGTTTCAATGATTCCATTGTAATGATATGACTGATCTCTTGTCCTAGATCACGGTCGCTTGGAATCACATATAATGTATAAATGTTATCATCATTCTTTCTATCATAATGTCTTAACTCTAACACAGTGCCACCGTTAGCCTGAAATAATGTAAAGTTAGTACCATTACTTGCGATCCTGGACCTTTCCTGAACTACTAGTTCAGTACTGT